GGGGCAGCATAACCTACACCATAGTGGGATTTTCTGAATCCACGTTTCAAATACGTGACTTCTGAAAGATTACGCCAAGATTTTTCAGCTCCTCCTTTGGTATCAAGAGTCATTGTTAGACCAAACCTCTTCATGAGAACAGGTATGGTTAACTCATTAAATAGATGTTTAACATCATTATGAACAGTATAAATATTGTCATCACCTGTTACTTCTAGTACAACGTGATTATTAAAATCTCTTCGCTTGCATTCAGGAACTAAATTCCAGCAGTAGCGAAAAGCTAAGTGATTATACATACAATTGATAATAATTGTTAGAGGGTGACCTGATGGTAAGGAACCATGCCACTCATACACTGTATCATTAATAATGTGTCTTGAGTGAGTAACTTCTAAGAATAAAATATCCATAATAGAAGATCTTTCAGGTGTGATTGCATCACCAAGAAATGATTTAATCATTAAATTAATTTTATTGTGAACAACAGGCATTTCAGATCCATCGAAACCTTTATAGTCTCCTGATCCAACTTCAAAATCTTCTTTAATTGAAAATTTCGAAAGACGTTTAACAAGTGTCGTCCACTCGCGTGATCGTTCATTCATAGTGATTGACATACCACTTTCTTGTCTATCAGATAGAGTCCTAATCCAGCCCATAAATCCACCATAATATATACGGAAGACAATGAAGTAGAATAAGGGGCAGCCACTAAAGCCTCTGGTGAAGCCATCAATAACTTTCTGTTTTGGACGGAGTTCAGCTTTAATATTATCAGTGAAAACCCATAGTCTGCGCTTTCCATTCTTCAGATCTTCAATGATCTTCAAAACTTCAGCTTCAACATAATCGTAATAAGGGTTAGTTTTATCACGAGGGACATCCAATCCAAAGAGGCCTTGTTTTAATCTCGAATTAGTCCATTTTAATGGATAACCAGGACTTGATTGCGATTTAATTGATTCGATGTTCAATTCTTGTGAACCCCAAATAGCTTCTTCAATTGTGAGAAGTCGCGTTGGGCATTCAATTAATGATGCAGATAAATATGAGCAATAACTCTCAGCAGCAGCATCTAGATTTAATTTGTCTAAAGTTACTCCTGTTATACAAAATTTTGAAATAGCTTTTTCTAGAGGATCAATCCCATTACGAGGATGCATCATTGCTGGAAAATGTGTAGTCTTTTGCAAAAGTTTTGCATTACTAAGAGCAGAAGGTATTAAATCATTAGATCCATAAGGATTATGTTTATATTTAGAACGTCCTAGAATCTTAAATCGTTCTTTTATAAATAATGGTCCACCTTGATTTTCAATGTCTAATTCTGAAATATCCTCAGAAGGAAGGGTTTCAAAGTTAGCAATAGATTTGAGGAGTTCCTCTTGCGAAATCAAAGTAGCAAAAGCGTTTTCTGATTTTGAGTTAGCAGATCCCGCAAAATGGAATCCCATAATCCTTTGGTTTCCACCTTTAGATTCCCTATAGAAAATAGGAACTCCACAATCACCTTTAGTAGTATTAGCAACATATTGTATTGCTTTTGTGACATGGATATCATCCATTGGGACTGTTTGCCTAAAAGTCTGCGAATTAATAATAATTTTGGCTTCGGCATGAGGAGTTTTCGGAAATTCCATAGAAGTGTGGAAAACTTTAGGTAGATTAGCTATTGAATTATCAGTTAAAAATGTATTAACAATATCTCTAACTGGTATAGTGTGCATCTTAATTAAAGTAGT